CTATGAATATATGCTATGCTATTTATGTATATATAAAAGTGGGTGCAATAGTTGACGTAATCTATAGTTATGTTATTATTAACACCTAGGGAAGATAACCTAAACGCTCTTTAAAATTATGATGGTGGTAAACGTTATGATTAATGACCGTAATAATATCAACGTGCATCTATTGTATGTAACTATCAATGCTATTAAACAGAGGGTGAAAGATGAATTAAAATTACCTTTCATAGACTTAGACAATGATTGGTCTAACACTGTTATTTTTTCAGGGACTAACAATTTTCACTACTGGTTTTATGATATAGTTAAATGGTCTCATATTCATTTACACGAGGTGATCTGTACTAAAGATAATCTTGATATATTAGTAGATAATGAATATAAGTTTGATACAATGGGTTCACTCATTCAACACATAGCTGATGTTATTAATAATACAGAGGATTGGTAATAATGGAAAAGAAAATCACGCTTTATATAGTAGCGCTGGCTTCCGTAGTTTCTGAAATTGACGCAACAAACGTTAAAGAAACCGATGGCATCCATGTTGTTAAAACTGGTGTTGAAGTTGACGGCGTTCCGTTCAGCTCTAAACGTCAGGCACTGGACGCAGTAGACCTCACCGCTAAATTCGGGCTGGAAACTGTAGTATGTAGCCAGAAACGTATAGTTAAACTTGCTTAATCTGGGCTGTGAATGGTAAATATTAACGTAGCCCTCTAAAACCACTCTAAATATAGGAAATAAAATTATGACAAACACTAAAACCCCAACCCTAGATACTAAAACAATCTTTAACGCGCTGGCTAATGCTAAACATATTTTCGCGTTCAAAGAGGAAGGCACAGCGTTTAAATTGCTTAAACTGGTTATCACCGATGAAGCAACAAAAGCCGTTGTAATGACTGAAGATGGCGAAATTTGCGGCCTGTTTACTGATAGCCATTCAGCAAAATCAGCGTTACAGGAAGTACAAGCCGTTTTCGGTGACGATCAACCATTTATTACCGTACACATTAAAGAGACTGCAAAAAAACAATCTGTTTATTATGTTGAAGTTCAGTAATGAACATACATTAAATAAAGCCCCTTAATTGGGGCTTTATTGTTTATGGGATTTACAATCGAATCACGCCATTAATAAATTTACTATTCATGGCAATAATTCTACAGCCTACAGTACCTTTGTAATTACCCTCGACAGTAGTAATCAACCCGTTTTTAATTTCTTTAATAAAGCCAACGTGGTCAGGCCAACCATGAACGCCTTGCCAGTCAAAAATAATCAGATCGTCAGGTTTAGCAAGTTCAATATTAGCCGTATAAATACCCATCTGACGCGCTAATTTAACCTGCTCCCCAACCGATACTTCATAAGGGAATTGGTCAGGCGATAGTCCATACATATTAGCGATAACGCTAGTAAACATCGCGCACCAGTTGTCACCATCTTTGACATGGTAACGTCTGGACGGCTTAACGAAGCGAGCGCAATTCTCGTTATAGTAATTCATTAAACCGAGTATGCAGTCAGCATCAATTCCGATATATTCAGAAGCTTTATCGTGCATCATTTGATAATAACCCCACTATTTAGTAATGAAATAATTTGTTCTTTTTCATTTCCTAAAGCTCCAGTTACCAATTCCACATTATCAACCTTAATATAGCCAGTTTGATTGTTGATTATTGTTTCATCTACTACCGGAACAGTAAAGAAACCATTAGGTAAAATTGAATCATGTCTAATCAATTCGATATATGGACTTTTAACACCATTATCACCACCCGCTACTACACCAATATTTTCCGGCGGTGTGTAAGAGTCAGCCATGTACGGAACCCGAACACCGATATCAACCTGAGTTGATGAAATAACACCTTCTAACTTAGTTGATGTGATATTTATTGTTGCAGTTCCTGTGTAACAGTCCAGCAGATAATAAACGCCTAAAGTTTGACCTATAACATATTCTAATTCCAGAACAATAGAAGGTGCGCGTGGCAAATGAATAATAGCCTGAGTGCCTGCAAAATCTAACATGTTATTATGAGTATTAGGAACTGTGATAGTGCCCAGATCAACCTTAATAACATCATCTAACAGTTTTACACCATTGGCGGTTAGTGTTTTATCGGCTAGTTGAATCGCTGAACTACCGCCGATAATATTATCAGGAATATCAAACGGGAATTGCAGAACACTTAAAATATATTGACCATAATCATATTTAGCATTCGAACCAGCAATAATTGTGAAACGTTCTTTATTAACCAGCGCTAAAGTATCGTTTGTGATTTTGTAAACGTTATTATTTCCAATAACTGATGTGGTTTCTATTCTAGTGGAAACTTTAAAACTATCAAATCCATAACCGGAAATATTCCCTGAATTATCAATAACGGTAAACGTTGCCGTCTGATCATTATCTGAGAGAGCATAGTTTAAGTTGAACATATCTCCGGTATCATCATCAAACCCAAAATGGCGAATACTGGTTACATTCTGGTTAGTTTGGTCAATATAAAATTTTCGGTTTCCGGTTACTTTAGCAACGCAAACATCGCCTAATCTCAATTGACTACCTTCAATAGCTGTAACGCCATTAATTTTATAATCAACTTCATTAATTGATAATAATGTTATATCGGCATTAGTAAGGGTGTATAATAGTTTTTTCTGAGGGGTTATAGTTTTTGTGTTACACTCAAAATTGGAATATGTTATACCAGCCTTAGGAATAAACGTGGCTACTGTTTTATCTGCATTGAAAGTGGGATTGGTGCATATATAATCGCCCGTATCATCATAGAAACCACCAAAATTAATACTCGCTGTAGTTCCACCTGTTTTAATATAGAATGCTTTACCACTATTACAGGTTGCTGTAAGTGTGTTAGTGTAAGAAAATTTAGATCCTGCACCAACGTTTACACCATTTAATTTAAGAATAACCCCAGCGTTTTTTGCTGCTGTTATATCAGACGTTGTAAATGTATATACGGTACCCATTATCTAGCCCCTACGGTTGTCATGATGAGAGTTTCTGAATCGCTGATTCCCTTATTACTTGTGTATTTTGCAACGGTGGTATTGTGGGAAGATTCAAGCGCCGTATCAAAATAATCACCCGCTTTAAGGTTACGATATAAACGCGCCTTACTCGCCAGAATATCAGTTTTATAAGTTTCCAGAACATCGCAAGATAGATCTAATTGCCAGAGTGTACTGGAAATATTAATGATACTATCGATGAAATAGTAACGGTTGAGTTCTGGAATTTCAGCGTAATTAATGCCACTGAAACCTGTAGGTAAATTCGGAATAAGAATTAAGCGCGGATTAATAATATCAACGTCGCGCTTTAGGTTAATTTCCATTGTGGTTTTCAACGTCATTGTTTTATTAATAACGTTTTTCCCATCATTTACAGCATAGAGTTTTAATTCCATATTCACCTCTTACAAAAAAGGCCAGCCAGAAGGCCAGCCTTTATTAAACCTCTTAACTATTACGCCAGAGTTTCACCGATGAAGAAAACAACGAAGTTTTCGTTAAGGTCGTTATAATAACCAGCGTCCATTTTATACCAGTTATTATAGAACTCCGCTTTAGCGTTGTAAGCGGTGGTGGTGCGTCGGTCTAAATTTGCCACACCTACCGCATCACGGTCAAACATCACGCCCAGAATAGCGGCGTTTTTCTTACCAGCTCCAACCCCTTCCGCTGGCACTTTGACGGTTTCACCACTAGCGGTTTTAATGTCAATAATACCAGTTGATGAAAGCGCGTAATCAGTGCCGCTACCTTGCCAGTACGGAATCGCGTCGTGTTGCGGTAGTGCCACCATTTCTGGCGATTGAATATCCGCCTGAAGGTAGGTAACAGCAGCTTTAGCGAAGTCAGACAGCAGAACACAACGGCGCATATCAGCGGGTGTAAAACGTTCTTTACCACCAACGTTAAACAGTCTACTGATTTTGCTCATTCGGTCGGCAACAATACCCATAGTATAAGTGGCAAACTTGATAAACTTGTAATTAGTCAGCGCTGTGGCTACGTTCACTTTATCAGCGGTTACAGCTTGGTCGTTATACAGTTTCAGCAGGTTAATAGCGCGACCTGATGTTTTGCTAAAGTCCAGCGTTTTAGCTCCAGCAGCACCGGAACCGATACCCGCTACCAGAGTTTCACCAGTCATATTATTAATGGCTCGCATAATAAGCGCATCCAATTTAACAGTCATGCTATTTTCAACGCCTGTAGTAATCATCGAAACAAACCCGTTTAACTGTTCACGGCTTGAGAACGATTCTTTAACTTGTAGTTCGGTGAAACTCATAGGAATTTCAAACGTAACCTTAGAGTTATAGAATTTAGCCTCTACTTTAGGCGCTGTGAATACGTCTTGTTTGTATTCTTGACCATCTACTAGGTTCCAGCTTTCATTTTCGGTAGCTTCCGGCAGAGCCATAGAAACCTTTTGCAGTACGCTACCAAATTCCCAAGCATCCATAAGAACGGACGGGACACCGCCAGCATAGGCGCGATTCTGGAAAACTACTTTACCGATATGGTTAATCAGTTTTTTAACATAATTATCTACGCTGGTTTGGTCGAAAATGGATTTCCCAATATCAACAACGTTTGATAGATCTTCATTTACTACGGCGGTTTCACCCAAAATTTCTTTGGTGACGTTATTAATCAGAGTATGAAGCTGAGTAACTTTCATATTTATTTCCTCTTATATCCGGCTTATCAGTAAACCGAAATAGTTAAATACGTTGACACATCTTTAAGAACTACAGAAATTATATTGGTTCTTTCTGCTAATGACAAGTTATTAAATGCTGTTTGCCAGTCTATAACAGATACTGATACATCCCTAGTAATATCTTGAGTAGTATTTTCGTCTAGCTCATTACGCGCCCCCGTATCAGTAATTAAACCATCGCTATTAAAAGCACTAACTTTATTTTCCGTATTGGAAACATCGTTTTTAGTGCCAATAGTATTTTGTTTTCCAGTTGTTTTAGTGGTGGTTTTAGCCCCAATATCAGGTTGCGTTATATTAAACTGAATTAACGCATACCATTTTTTTCCATACAGTTTAGTAATGAATTTACCAGCTACAGTAAAATCAAAGTTATTAAATGCACTAGTCACCAAACGTTGACCATAAGTTAGGTTTAACATCTGATCTAATTCCGCTGGCGTAGTATCAGCAAAGAATGGGAAATTTTCAGCGGTTTGAATGGCGGTGAAAATACTACCACCAGCCAACCACGTTTTAAGGTTGACCTGCGTTTCCATAATTATTCCTCACCTTTAATTTCATTTAACAATTCTTGGGCGGCCTGTTTATCAGCCTCGCTAGATTCGGGGTTATCAATAACGGATTGTAAATCGGCTACGGGGTCAGGGCTTTGGGCTGGCTCCCCGTTATCGTTCACGTTTTCGTCCTGTTCTGCGCTGGCTACTGGTTCTGGCGGTTGTTCAGAATTTACATCGTCAGTAATACCATTATTCCCCGTCACCCCATCAACTAATTTTTTATTCTTGAGCGCCCAAACGGAACCAAAATCAACCATGATATTAAGACCGAACATTTTGTTAATTGCAGCGATACCGAAAATACGGTTTTCCATCATGTTATAAACCAACGGAAATAAGCTATCTTCTGCTTGGTCTATCTCACTGGATATAAGGCGTTCGCGCTTCATGTTAAAATTGGATGATAAACCAACTTCGTTATAAAGGTTAGATTTAACGAACTGATGATATTCAATCATCTGTTGAACGCCAGAGCCAGAGCTAGTGGCAGGGGATTGCATTTTAACGCCGTCAAACATGGCATTGTCACCGATGATAGATAAATCACCGTCAACAATTTTCTTAATATATAATTCCGCTGATTCCCGCGATTTATCGTCAGGCGCTGAAATTAGTTTCTGGATACGGGAATTAATACCCCACATAACCATATTCACATCATTTTCAGCTAACAGCGTATTACACTTTTCAAATAGTGGTAATAAACCAATTCTCACATCGTCGTTAAGAATTAAAATACCGTCTGTTTTAAGATTAAGGGTTTTATTGAAATTAAGTGCTACGTTAGCAATGGTTATTTGTGTCGGTTGCCCGTATGGATCGCGCTCCGTACCGCTTAACGACCCAGATAAAGCGTATAACTCCCCGTCCGGCGCTTTAGTAATGAAGGCGTAACCATTAGTTTGCAATAGGCGCTCTAATTCCCGTTGCGGAATAGTTTCTGGTAAACCCTGATATTCAAACATAGACAAAGTTTTAGCCAGCATATATTTATTAAGCTGGTTAATGTTGTGTGTTTTGGCTTTATAATCATACGGCATGATTATTTATCCTCTAATTTTTGAACCAATAATTTAATGGTTTCAGTGTTAGCCTCTAATGACTTCTGAATCTCTATCATTAGTTCCGAGTGTTTAACCAACGTGCTTTTGATATACCACATCAAACAAAGACAAACAAAAATAGGAAAACCCATTGTATCAATAAATTCTTTGATTGTCACAGCGTCCATTTTAACCCCTTCTACATATTTTAAGATAGTTAGCTATTGCATCGCCAACGTTATTGTCCTGATAAAAAACTTTATCATTCATAAAGAACCATAAAATTTTCTTCTGAACCCTGTTAATGGGTTTGAATATAGAACGATTATAATTAGGTCTAGGGCTGTAGTCCAACGAATATACTAAATCGGTGTTTTCGTCCTTAATCGGGGTTGTTTTATTATGGATATAAGTAAAATAATCATCCTTAATATTAATAACCTCAGCCTGATAAATATTATCGCCAAACTCAATAAAATAGGTTAGCAAAATATCTTTATTCTTATACTTATATGGTAAATGCGGATAAATATTTAATTCCCACGCGCCACCCGTAATCATTGACAATTTAGGGTTGTTGAACGCAAAGTATTTATTAGCTCCTTTACTATCACCATTATTAATCGTTTTGCAGTATTCTACCGCCACCGTTAAATGGCTATCGCCGTATTGATAAACGTCGATAGTTCCTTGCTTCATTTTCTGGATATGCTCTAATCCCATTTCTTTAAAATATGGGCAGTATTTATTTACCGTATTTCCGAGCATATAAATTTTAACATCTTCACGTTTTCGAACAATTGTAGACACCGTGTTCATGAAGTGAACAAATTCGTCATTAAGATACATTTTATTAGTAAGAAATTCATCAAAGACAATTGTTTTAATATTCGGGAAAGAAGTTGATTTATTATGTTCACCGTCAGAAAGAGAGAAAGTAAAGCCCAAAATATCATTATCGCCATAAATAGCTTTTCCGTTTTCGTCGTAATTGCAAAGGTAAAATTTACCAGCGTAATAATGGACTCCGGTAAATTCGCCCTTTGTGGCTTTTTCTACCTCTTTATTTTCATTGATACCCGCAAATAATTGTGAGGCTCTACGCCCTGTAATATCCTCTTTCCAGCGGCGAACGTATGCCATTTGAGCACCGTTTTTAGCATATGCTTTCAGAGTCTTTAATAGTAGCGCATACGTTTTACCATTAGAACGTTCCCCAAAAATGACGTTATAGGTTGCATCGCGCTTATCAATTGAAGCTGTGGAATAATATTTCATATCCGTTTATTACCTTTATTAAACTCGCCTGTTTCATAACCTTTGAGAAAATAATTATATTTCTCACTAATAGACAGCGTAAAATCACATTGATCTAAGTGTATCGCACTTGGGCTAATAACCCTAGTCGGAATGCCGTTATAATCAACAATTAATAATTCCTGTTCGTCGTCTATATAACTATGCGTCATTTTACCCGTTGCGTCAGCAGGTATATAAAGCGAATCAGCGAACATATTAAACACTTTATCGACATCGCCGCCGCATTGGGATTCCATATAATCCATACCGTTCTTTTTTGATAATCCGGCTACTGTTAATTTATTGTGCCCGTTCTCCCTAACCAGATACCGTTTAGCGCCCAACGTTTTAAATTTTGAATAAATACCCTCAAACTCCCAAACTCCGAGTGGTTTTATTTCTCCCTTAATAGTTTTAGGTGATAATCTGGACGGGTTTAACTGATGATAATCCATCATCTTAAACAGCTTGAACGTTATTTCTTTATTGTATGCGTCAATATATGGTTTATGGGATTCAAAATTTAGCGCCTTAATACTATCCGTGTCAGAATAAACGTAATCATTACCAACGTTTAATATTGCACTCCACAAATTACGCCTAGCGTATGCTGTAACCCATATTCCCCACGGATAAAACAGGAAACGGCCTTTAGATTCGTTATAATTGTGTATAGCCTCCATTACATCAACCTTTTCTAAATTCCATTCCGTGTTATAAGTATGTTCATCTTTCACGGGATCAGTAACGCACATACCGTAAACACTGTTAAGCATACCTTTAGATAATAAATACTCTACTTCTTTTCCATCAACACCTTTCAATGTGGTTTTATCCTCATACATATTGAGTATTGATTCTATGATTGGTTTAGGAAGGTAGTTTTTAGCAAATCCGACAACTTTAGATATATAAATAGCATCCCATTCATAAACAGCCTCGATAATCTGTAAATCAATATCAACAATTGTTGATTCCACTAAATCCGCGCTAAATACACGTCCATTATTCTCTACAACATTTTCTAATTTGCTACATTTACTGGATGAAATATAACTCTCATAACCTAGTTTATTACGCAAACCTTCTATGCGAACATCCATTAATAGACAATATTTTTTCATATGGGCTTTTAAGTCAGCCATAGATTTAATAACAATAGGCCGCCCTTTACTCATAGGAAATTTTTCAGAAAGCATAACAGTCGGGTAGCTGCTTGTTAAATCAACACTCCCAACGTTATCTAACACCTTGTTAGTGTGGTATGGGTTGCTATGGGTGAAACCTCCCATAAATGCGCGTTTAAGCCGTTCATATTCATCTACGGTAATGGTTAGATCCTGCATTAATTTTCGGTATTTAATATATTTGCGTTTAGCTTCTGGCGTCTTTTCTGGTTTGCCGTCATCGTCTAATATGCGGTAACATTGGTTTCTAACATACTCTCTAACACGCCCAGTATTAGTAAGCGGTATTTTAGAAATAGTTTTATATTGTGCTATCTGTTCATTGATATATGCGTTTACTACTACTACATCATTTTCACAGTAGCTCCATTCTTTTTCCGTTAGTTCGGTTTCATGATGGCGGATTAATTCATAGTCTAAATAGCCTTCCATCTTTTTAACTTTGTGGGTTGTTAGGTTTTTGGCTAAACTTGCCAGCGAATATCCGGAAAGAATGTAACTACAACGGAACTCTATACCAAAATCGCATAGCGCCTTTATTGGTTTACGCTCATCAGTAGAAAATACTCCATCCCAATTAAATAATTTACGCATAAATTGGAACTCAAATCCGAGGTTGTGAACGTATGTAATTAAACGTTTGTTCCCACCTAAATCAAAATAAGAACTTAATAATTCGCATAGCTCTATAAATTCTTCCCACGTCCTACCGTAGAAAACCTCTTTTCCGTAGCCGATGCCAAACATCCAAACATACATAAACGCTGATTTTTCGCCGTTGTATATAGTCGAGGTGGTTTCTATGTCGAACGCTGATTCTATATTCAAATACTCACATTTAGTTTTACCATCCTTTACAATTGGAATGTTAAATGAATCTAAATAATCAGTCGTTAACATAGAATAATGTTTCATTACACCAACCTATACCAGTCACGCCCTTCTAATTCTTCATCGTAATTATCTATATCCGTTAGCATATCCGAAACGCGCTTAATCATTTCATCTATAGCTGCTTCAGAGTCTGCAAGGTCTACCTTTTCTTGCTTAACCACTTGTCTAACAGTTTCCATCACTTGGGTAGAGTCAAAAGCGTGACCTAAATTCTCCACAGTATCTAAATACTGCATAGATTTATTGTATAACTCAAAGAATTTACTAGAATATTGTTGCAATTGTTTAATGTCTTTATATTTGACGCCTACACGATCGGCAGTATCTTTAAGAACCTTATTTAACCCCTTAATTGTTGACGTTTTCATTTCTATAAAGTTATTAATCTTTATCAGTTCTTTGGTTAATTCGGAACCTGTTTTACCACGAATAGAAAAACGCTTTGCGCCACCTTCCATAAACTTCTTATAGGCTGGTGAATCTGTTAGCCCATTCTTTTCCAGACGTGCTAAACGTTTGTTAGCCAGTGACACTTTGCGCGATACCTCTTTACGGAACTCGGGTTTAATGCGGACATCTTCAACTAACTGATTATGAAACTTTGAACGTGCCATTATTCCACCTCCACTTTACTAACACCTTCAGCGATACGCTTAGTTAAATCATCATAAAGATTATGATCTAATGCGTAGCGTACATATTTAATAAAATGTTTAGAACTAAGGTTAACCCCCATTTCAAACCCAGATAAGGTTTTAATATTCAGGTTTCCTTCTATTTCCCGTAGCTTAATATGATTAGCAATTCTGAATTGTCTACAAACTTCACCTAACTAAGATCGTGACTGGGAAAC